CATATTTTTCATAATCTAAATTGTTTACATTAACTATAGATCCTGTTTTTGGATCTCTTGCCAAATCACTTTGGTCTTTCACTTTGTTTAATGTCATAGTTATGCTAATGCAAGTACTCTCAAGTCCTTAATTCTAGGAACATATGCTTGATTTTTAGATGTCAAAACAATTTTAATCCTATAAGATTTGAATGATGGTAGATTATCAGCAGTAAATGTATAATCCTTATACTCAATATCTTGAGGTTCAAATCCATATGAATTTGACTTAACAACTAAAACATCAGACTGACCATCATTATTTTTAGGTGCTATTATCTGTCCCTGATTATTAATGTTTTTATATCCAGGGAATGGAGTAAATACAGGTTTAAATCCTTGCTTATCACTAACAGCATAGAATGCTCTTATATCAGAATCAAGGTGTATATGAGCACCTAATAAAATCTTAATAGATGTGCCAGGATTTTCTAAATTAATCTCTTTAGATAAGTATTGACATGCTGTTGGATCATCAACAAGAGAATTTACTCTTGGATCAGTGGTATAATCACTAATAACCTCATTAACCCTATTTGATGTAAGAATAGTGCTTACTCTTTGACCATCAACTACAGGACTTATTCTACTATCTGTAGTATTAAGGAATAATCTCATATTCATGGATTTTGCACCAGGAAGATTAGATAATTTAGCATCTGCGTTAACTTTAGATGCAATCAATCTAGGTGAATCCAAATAATTTGATTCATTAATTGCAATTGCTTGATATCCTGCATCAAGATATGGAAGTTCATTTCCACTTATACTCTGACCTGTAGTAGTTCTTGCTTCTGCTGTAATAGAGGTTCCTTTAACAGTTAAATTTTGAACAACTGGTGTAATAATCTCAAATGGCATATTTTGTGTTGCCCTTATATCATATCCACCAGCAGATTTAGTCTGACCTACGAATAATTGAGGGAACCCAACATCATTACTTCTATCATCATTATCATCATTAAACTTCTCTGACATATCAACTTTAATATCATAAGCATCAAATGTGATATGATCTTCTTTAGTTACATCAGACAAATCATGAGTTTTATTAATTCTCTTCAAGTTAACATCAGATAATTCATACTTATAAACGGGTGTTCCAACTGGGTATGATACAGGGTTTGCACCTCTTGTAATATTACCTCCAATGGTGTTGTTAGAAACAGAAGTATATTCAATGATTTCTTCTCCAATACGAAGGAATCCAGTATTAGTAGTTCCTACACCTACATTTTCAAACTCTTCAAAATCTTCTGCTTTGACAACAGAAAGGGGAGATGTTGAAGTTGCAGTGTAAGTAGTAGTTAATTTTGTTGGTTTAATATCAGATTGAACACCTGAAATCTCTACTTTATTGTCACTGAAATACATACCATGATTCTTATGATTCACTTTAATATGTAATCCATCATTATCTTGATTAATAGAAGAAATTTGAACATCTCCTCCATTATCACTATTCAATTCTCTGACTTGTGTATCGCTATCAATAAACATAACAGTATTTGCAGCACCAACAACAAAGTTGCCTTGAACCTCATTTAAGATAAGTTCTGATGTAGCACCGATAGAAGTGATTGTTAACCTAGCATTTCTACCAACAGATGTATTTCCAAGAGTATTGAATCCAACAACATCACCAATCTGATAACCTGATCCACCGCCAGTAATTGTCGCTCCACTAGAAACAATAGAACCACCATTAATAGTAATAGAACCTACAGCACCTCTACCATTACCTGATATAGTAACAAGATTTACTCCACTATAAGTTACTTGACCACTAGCAGGAGTATATCCAATACCAGCATCGGTGATTGTTAAATTAGGTCCAGAAGCAGTACCTGCAGTACCTGCTAAATTACCAGTTGCTTGAGTTGCCATCTGGTAAACTGTATTACCCACTTCAAGATTACCGTCAAATACAGTAGTTCCTAATCCCACTCTAACTTCTTTAGATCTCAAACTTAATGAATCTGGCATCAAAATAGGAATTTGGTTATTTCCTTCTGTAAGATCAGGATTATAGAATTCTACAGTTCCTGACTCAATAAAGTCTGCTCTATACAGAGTAAATTTGAGATCTTCCCATTGACTTGGTTCCCATGTAGAAGCATTTTGCGACTTAAAGAGAGAACCCAAATATGGCTGGTTAGAAATAAAGGTATTAGTAAGAAGATCTTCTTCACCGATACGAGAAATATAAACACTATACTTTGTAGAGTTAGATGCTAAACAAATTGCATATTCTCCACCATTTTCCAAATATACGGGAGACTTGAATTGAACAGTAGTAGCAACAGATCCATCACCAGAAACATTAACTTGATTAGGATTCAGTACAATTTCGGAGAAAGGTAGAATCTTCTGTGTTGGGAATCCTCCCTGCATTGTCCTTAACTGGAACACTACGGGAATATCCATATCATCCTTGGTACGGAAGAATACATCACACTTGGTAAGGAATATACCAGTTTCTTCTTCAACCAAGAAAGATTGTGCAAGAGGGTCAAACCAACCCACATCTCTTTCTTCAAGTGCTCCTGCAGTTACATTAGTAGAAACAACTTCTGATCCAAGTGTTCTATTAACATTACGTTGCTGGAATTCCTGTTTCTGCTCTACTCTAGCATTTCTAACTGAAATAATGGTCTCTTGAACTGTTTCTAATGCTCCAGCAGCAGTATAATTTTCTTCTGCAATAGTAACTGCTTCATTTTGATTATTATCTTTATCACTAACAAGAGTAAAGACACTGCTACCAGTTTCAAATCTTGGAAAATTAACTCCATTAGGATTTGGAATGAAGTAACTACCAGCACAGAAAGCAGATAAGTCTGAAATCAATCTAACATTAGTAATTTTTGCTTGTGCTCCACTTGTTTTTCCAGTAAGAATCATTCCAGATTCTACCCAACCATGAAATTGACCCTGAACTTCGTTTTGAAGAGAATATACATCAATATTCAAAGTAGTTGAGGTGGATGTATATGTAGCAGGAACTGGTTTTTGAGTATAAGGACTTGAAACATAAGTTACTGAAGGTGCATTATACTGACCTTCCTTATGATTTGATTGAGCAACCCTAAATGTAATACTTGGTCTCATACTACTAAAGTTATCACCACCCAATCCTGTTCCTTGAATATTACCAATAACAGTTTCACCAACTTGGAATGTACCAGAACTCATTTCTATTTCTAGTAGTTTTGGAGTACAATACTTGGTAACATCTTCTCCATCAAAGAATGCATAAAGTTGAGTTATTGGTTTCATTCTCTTGGAAACGAATTCAACGTTTCTAGATCTCATATAAGGAATAATATCTCTATTGAGAACTTTGGTTCCTTGAGATTGTCTATCAAATACTTCACTAACAATAGTTCTAACGCCCTGTCTTCTCTCTACACCCCTCTGAACTGTTTCTCTTATCTCTTCTCTAGTAGTTGTAGTTCTACGCTGCTGAATCCATCTAGCAGGGTTTGTAGAAGGATCTCCATTAGGCCATCCACCTCTACTAAATCTTGCACCCCAGTCACCACCAGTTTGAGTTACTCTTGTTGTATCTACGACATCTATTCCAGTCCAATTAGTCTGCCATGCATTCCATAGAACAGGTGCAAAACCTGTTTGAGGATCTGTTCCAAAGTTTCTGCTTGCAGCAGCCATTGTTTCTGCATAGTTACCTTCTGTCTGAATAACCTTTGCTTCTAATCTAACAGTATCAACCCAGTTATCACTTGCGGGAGTTAATTCTAAACTTCCTTGCCAGAAACTAATAAGGAAAGGAGTTACACTTTCAGTTCTTGTTGCAAAACTCTGCTTTAACCATTCAACATCAGCATAATCAAGAGTTATAGCATCATTATTTTTTCTTACATTAATACCTTCAACTGTATTAAATGCCAAATCCGTATTAGGATCAACATCAGTAACAGGACCAAAAATTAAATCTACTGAATTAGTATAGTGCTTTGGTCTAAGTTCTTTAAATGATCTATCAATACTATTCTTAATACCTAATCTATCTTCCTGTGGTAGGAATGAATCAAAGTTATCGACAAAGAAACCTGATTTAAACCTATTAAGTCCATCAGCATCAGAAACAAATAAATTAGCAGTATTAGTTTCTAATAAAGTTAATGCAGTATAATACTCTAAATTCTTAATCCTATTTTCAAGATTCTTAATGTCAACCATTTGGAATCTCTTATACTCATGAGCACGAATATCTGCTTGTTCTGGATTAAAGAAATATGGTGGTAAGTTTATAGTTGCAACTTCAAGAGCACCATCTACATTACCTGGTTTATCTGGTTTTTCAGCAGGAGCACCATATTTAACTTGAAATTCTCCAGTCTTTGTTAAGAATATTCTATCAATTCTTCCAAGATAGAAAGAGAAAGAAGCAACAATAGCTTCATCAGATGCTAGAATATTAGTAGCAGTCTGACCTTCATTATTAAATACTCTACCATAAAATTCTAATGGTGATCTAGTACTTTCAGAAACTATATAATCAGAAACTCTAGGTCTGATGTCAATAATATCTGAGTTAGAAATTCCATCAATTCCCATGATATCATCACCATAATCAAAAGTTTCATATGAGTTTATAGTTGTGATATCACCATCATCGGTAGAATCATAGTATGCATTTTCAAAATAAACTTTAATTTTCTTATTAGGTGCTTCTGCTTCTGGTTTTCTTGATATTGATCCATAATCATATATGGTTTTTTCTTGACCAGTACTGAATGTATATTCTCCACCTATTTCAAAACTACTAGCATCTAATGTAGTAATAACTCCTTGAATTTCAGATTCATTGAATTTTACTGTTTCTCCTTCAGCAAATACGAAATCATTCTTGTATATAAATGTAATTTGACTATCGGATACTCTTTCCGCATAAATTGCTATTGCTCCACTATTCTGTCCTGTAACAAATTCACCAATTATCAATTCGGTAGTGGTTGTGGATTGACTGTTAATATCAGAAAGAACCATTTTTGGTGCAGATGGTACTTCTAAATCAGAAGATTCGTATATACCATGAATCTTCATAACATCAGGAGAACCTAATGATAAAATTTTATCTTGAACTCTAGTTCCATAAGGATAAGTTCCATAAGTTAATCCATCATTTGCTGTAGTAGATCCAATACCAGATGCTGGATTTGTAGATTTATCAACAATAAGACTATTAACTCTATTTTTAATTTTTTTCTTTGCTCTTGGATTTTGTTTAGTAAGTGTTGCTGTTAATTGAGCACCTGCATCATTTAATCCTAAATTATAAATTTGAAGTAACTTACCATCACCACTAATTTCAAATTTATCAGTAGTTAAAGGTTCAGCACTACCATCCACACGAATCAAGGAATACCTTTCCTCATCAAATGGAAGGAAAAACTCACTAGATCCAGCAGAAACTGACTGCGATAACTTATTATTAACAATATTAACTTCATATACCTTTCTTATTGAAAGAGTCGCATTAGTTAAATCTACATCAGAGATATAATCTTTAGGTAATCTAGTAAATAATGTATTATCAGACGATACTGATAGATTTGTAGTTAAAACTTGTAAATCAGTTACTTCTTTTGCAGTAGTTGGCAAACTACCATTTGCTATTCCATCTACATCTGCAACATTAGCAATTGTAATTGAAGTTTCTCCAACAACAGTAATTCTACCGTATGTTGGATCATTAGATTTATCAGGATTACTAAATTGTACTAAATTATTTACTTTTACTATTCCACTACCAGGAAATAAATCACCATTACCATGAGTAACTGTACTTACACCACCAGAAGCAGCAGTAATAGTTGCAACTCCAACAAAAATTGAAGGAGATTGAATAACATCAGCATTAAATGTTCCAGCAGTACCAACGGTTCCGTCATTAGTACCAAATACTGATTTTACATCAGAAATAGTATATGAAGTAATTGCTATTGCAACCCTTCCATTTTGTGTTCCATTGAATATTAATGCTTCATTTTCTATAAAGTCACCTTCTCTTTCATAAAGATTTAAAGCAGCACTATTAGTAACTGAATCTTTAAGGAATGCAGTCGCACCACTATTAGCACCTTCTATAAAAGTAGGTGTAGGTAAACTGTCTATGGGTTGGTTTAGACTTATTTTAGTAACTGTCTGTACATCATATAATGATAAATCCCATTGATTTAATACTGAATTAATATTATATGATCCAGTTTCTAAATTATAATCATAAACTCTTGCAACACCAATCTCTGATCCAGGAGCTGCTGTTTGATCAGCCCCTCCTCTTTGATCTCTTAAACTCAAAATATAAGTATTACCTATACCTATAGTAGGATTACCATAAGATCTATTTAACTTTAATGTTGATCCTGTGTTGTATATTATATTCTGATTTGATAAAGTTTTTGTTGTTCTTGGTTTTGGGCAATCTAAAAAGACAGGAGATGTAGTTTCTATCTCATATCCCCTTACATATGCCTTACCTGGAGACATTTTATAGCAAGCAAGATCGTCTGAAGGTATGGTTCCACTATAAGTAAACTGCCCTTCTTTAAAAATACCTCTATTACCAAGATTATTATTTAAAGAATCTCTTGCACCAACACTAAATGGTTTTACATAATAATCTCCAGACTGATCATATGTCCTATGTGCCATTTCATCGGCAAGACCTTTATATGCACTAGTTTTTACTTTTGACTTAAGAACACCATCAACAACTTCTGCCTCTTCAACAAAAGCATTATCATCAAAATCATCTAATGGTTTCTTAAAAAGACTAAGAGTTATTTTTAATCTATCAGCACCTGGAGCAGAATAATTATTAAAACCCTGTGAATTATCATTCAAGGTTTCATCCATATCAGAGTTTATAATCTCTTCATTTACTGCTAAACCAACTCTATAATTAGCATTATTATTATACTGTTCTAATATAAGGGTTTGTTTTTCTACTTTAGTAAATTGCCCTCTAATAAAGTAAACACCTTCTTGTATTTGGAAACAAGATCCTGTAGCAGCAGCATTTTGTGCTATTGTTATTGCAAATGGAGTTCCTGAACTTATACTACTATTTCCTAATAAACCAGAACTAATAGGGGCATTACATGTTAATTCTTCACCGTCATCAAATGTTTGTGTTGAATTATTTGATGTACTTGAACTAATATAAGCAACATATAAAGTTAAATTTCCTCTTTCAGAATTCTCTGCTAATAAAACATTATCTACAGATGCAGTTACTCCAGAATTTCTTCCTGTTATTTGCGTACCAACTAATTGATCTGCGTATGCAGATACAGGTACTCCTTGAAAATTATTTTGTAATTGAATACAATAATATAGTTTATTATATCCAGTATTACCAGGTATTACTTTTGCACCCTCTTTAAAAAAATGTTGCCCAAACTTTTCAATCTGATTTTGTAAAATAGATTGGAGATTATTAAGTTCTCTTGCCTGAACAGGATATCCAGGTTTAAACAATACCTTATGATAACCACTATCGTCAGAATAGTCGTCAAAATATGGCGATACGTTTAAATTCGTTTGCTGTGGCATGATTTTTTAGAACTGCAAAATAACTTTGATATCTTCTTTTTGGTTCAATGACCTTGTAATAGAGGGTCTATTGTCAATGTAAATAATATTTCCAGAATACTTTTTGGATTCGGGATTGGCAATGCCACTATTAAATGACTGACCAAGGTAATACGTCTTACTATTTATTACGGTTGAGACACCTGTAAAGGAGGTATCTATCGCTAAATTAGATCCTGTAGAAGGAATAATAGTAAGGCTTCCATTACCACTTGGAGTACTGGTAAATTGATTTAAATTATATCCATAAGGAGGATTTGTTTGAGCAGTACCTACAGTATTAAATCCTGCCATAGTTCTATCTTGCCAGAACTTTAAAACTCCTGTATTCTGATCATAACTAATAACTTTACCTAAAGCAGTAGAACCTGATCCAATAGTTTGCTTAATTAAAGAATCAGCAGTAAATGTAGCAGAACTATATCCTGCACCAGTTAAACGAAGAGCAGGAACTGCACTTGCCTTATCTAATGTTAAAATATTATTAGATTGAAATCCTTTAGGATCTTGAACTACACCAATTCTTGCTATTTGATTACCTGTAATGAAATCGGGGTTTTCTGAATCATTCTCTATTCTAGAATAAAGTAAAACATTATATGCACCTAATTCATGATAGATATCAAATCCATGACCACCTTGAGGTGGAATAACAACATCAAATGTCGGTATTGTTGTACCTGTAGGAACTCCACCAGAAACTAAATCAACATTACCATAGGAATAACCATTTCCTTGACTAGAAACCGTTACAGAATCAACTGTTTGGTCATTTGACATGATAACAGTACATTCAGCACCAGAACCATCACCTTTAATTGGAACTCTTGTATAGACAGCACCACCAGTTCCTAAACCAACCCCTCTGTTAGTAATAGTAACTATTTTAATAGATCCATCTACTGAATTATCTCTTACTGCAGCATTATCTGCATCCGTACTCCAATTTGGTGGAACAGGAATAAAATCAGTTGATTCAAATTTTACAATATCACTTGGTTTAATAGTATAAAGATACTTCCATACATATCCATCACCACTACTTCCTGCAACTTTTGGTTCCAAATCAGTAAATGTTGGTTCATCTAATGATGGTCTACCATTAGGGTTTTCAGGATCAGTTCCGTTCTGTAAACACTCATATACTCTATAATCACTATTCAATATATAATAACTTGCAGAATATAAATTTGTAGCACCAGAAACATTAGCAGTATTTGACCTTGTATAATCTCCACGATACATATCATATGTCGTTCCTGAAGTCCATAATCTTTTTTGAACTACCTGTCTAACATCTGAAGAAGTAATTTTCTTCAATGCAATCATAGTATCCCAATAACTATTCTCCTGGTCGAAACTATCTTTAGGAGAAGGGGGAGACGTATCCCAATCAGATTGTTGTTCTGTAGGATTAGGTAATCCTATGAAAGAATAATAAGCATTAGTCGTAGAATTTACGCCAGCAACAAAATTCTTTGCATTTAATATTCTAATCTTATCAGTTATGATTGCAGCCATTTGACGGAAGTTTTTATTTATTTATTAAGGACACCACGAGGATATTGTTGGCCAACCCAAGGTCTTCTACCTCGTAACCAACC